ACCAAACAAAACATCTATGACGAGGACACAGGGGCAATAAAATATATCCAAGAAACCCCAAGATTTGAGAAAGATAACTACAACTTAAATTATGGAATATCTATGCAATTTAATATTCCTTTGGGAAATGGTGGGGAACTTTGCAAAAAAGCTGCAAGGGTTAATATCGAAGCTCAAGAATTATTAATTAAAAAAACTAAATTAGAGATGGCCTTGTATAGGCTAGAGGTATGTGGTAAACAAGCCAAACTCGGAGTAGTGCTGACAGGTGAACACGCTGTCACTTGTAAAGATGTAAAGCTTATTACCTTACCAAACCAAGTTTTACCTCATACTCACAAAATAAAAACTAAGTAGATTTATCCTTTCTAGAAAAACGCTTGGTTATTTGCTTGATACCACTCTTTGCAATTCCTTGTATTACAGGGACAAGAGCCGCAGACCCACCAGCGACCAGACCAATAGCAGCAGTAGAAACAAGTACCTCAGGTGTGCCAATAAAAGTTTCTCGAAAGGGTACGTCCTCATAGATGGTAATACACTCTGTTTTGTCTGAGGATAACTTATGTCCTATTACTCTTTCAATGCGTTTTGCGTTTCTGTAATCTCCAACTTTTTGCTCATTTTTACTTGGACACTCTGGTATTACTAATTCTTCTTTTTTCTTTTCTGGTGTTTTAGTTTCTGGTATATCTGACTCTGGCATTGGTGGAGCTTCATTTGTTATCGGCAAATCTTCAGTTATAACCAACTGATCTGGTCTGTAATCAATAGGGTAAAAGCTAGGAAAAACAGATTCACCGCACGTTAGAAACACGCCGTTTGGATCATCAAGTAAAAGCTGTGTATTACCAGTATTTTTTATATCTCTATGCTGATAAGTACAACCTACAACATCTATTTCTAAATTTGTTATTACAGGCAATACAGGATCAGGCTTGTATATCTCAGGAATATAGACCTCTGGAACATTAATTTGTTTGATACCGATTTCTGGTATCTCCATTATTTTTTAGGTTGTATATATTCTGGAATTGTACCGCCTGTCATATCTGGCAAAGCATTATCTAAAACTTTTGGCATAATACCTTGCACATTATCCAGAACTTCATTCATTACTCTTGCCTTAAACTGTTCTGAGGTAAGAAATCTGTAAGCGTAATATGAACCGCCTAACATTGACAAGGTAAGAAATAAAGACAACAATGAGGCTATCTGACAAATACGAGCAAACATGGTTAAAGAAGCAATTTTAAAAGCAATTAGTCATGGTCTTATTATATCAATGCTAATTATCTTGCCTACTATTGCACCTTTATATTTAATTACCTCTTATATGACTACCAAGGTACACCAGAACTCACAGTAGGAGTTTTTGATTCTGTTATCTGTGCAGCAATACCTGTTTCAATGGATGTCACTTTATCAGAACCGATTGCAGCTTTAGCCCATGCTATAGCATTATCTTTTGAAATATCTGCATAAGCGGTAAACGATTCAGAATCAGCTTCAGCAAGCCCTATAGAACCATAAGCAGAACCGATATGGACTTTAGCAGAATCGCCACTGCCTACAGTTTCAGAGTCACTTGCTGTCCAGTGAACAACAGTTACAACATCAGATAAAGAACCTACAGTTTTTGTTGCATCTAATCTAACAACATCCCAAATAACAGCCATAAAAGTAAGTTTTTACTATATTTTACTTAGATTTTATAGTTTCTTCAACTTCAATAAGTTTTTCTAACTGTTTTAATGCACCTTGATCTTCAATTATTGGTTGCATAAGTTGACTTTTTTCTACGTTTTTTTGTTGTATTTCTCTTTCTAACATCTGTAATTTTGCCATATTCAAATCAAGACGAGTTTTTGTTTCATCATAAAGTTCTTTTGCAGTTGCCATAAAATTATTAAGAGTTATCCAATTATACTAGGCAGCTTCAAGTGCTTCAACCTTTGTTACTAATTCTTGTACAGCAGCAACCAATAAAGGCACAAGTTTACTTTGATCTATCTCTTGATAAACTGGATCGCCAACTTTAAGAGCATCACCTCTTCTAACATCAGCAGCATCAGCTACTTTATCTTTCGTGCCACTTATTGCTTCTGGAACTACACTACTTACTTCATGTGCAAAAAATCCATCTACAGGTGTATTTGTTTCATCACTAATCCAATTAAATTTATATGGCTTTAAAGTTTTAATTCTTGTAATACCATCAGATATTGCACTAGCATTTTCTTTAAGTCTATAGTCTGAACTTGTATTATATTGTGTTGCACTATTACTTGATTTAATTGTTCCAACTTGAGTACCTCCTGTTCTAAATCCAATTCTTGCTGTAAAAGAACTAGTGCCACTTGAATCATTTATAGATAGTGGTTGAAAATTCCCTGCATGAACTTTAAGACAAACCGCTGCAAATGTTTCAGTAGAAGTTCCTATCAATACTCTTATAAAGTCATTTGAGCCATCATTCCCTGCCTTAAGTCTTATCACTTCAGCACCATTTACTATAGATTTCATCTCATTGGCGGAATGGTCATATACTATTTGTCCGACATATTCTCCAGCACCAGATGTGGCATCTGAAAAGAAAATTGTACCGAAACTAGAGCTACCTGATCTTATAGTCATTCCACAATTAGAAGAAGAATCTGCAATTGTAAAATTATCAGCTAAAGTATCACCTTCAGTGGTAGTTCCTACAAGCAACCTTCCAGACGAATCTATACGCATACGTTCTGTTGTAGCAGCCCCACCACTATTTGTTCCAAATGATAAAAATGCCGGTACATCATCAGCACTGGGAGTTCCACTAACTACCGCTGATATTGAAGCACCATTAACAAACTGCGATCCATCGGAACCAGCAAAAAATATTCCTCCTAATTCATCACCGCTTTGAACTATTGTATGACCATTCGAAGATGTATTTCTAGTATTAGCTATAAATAATTTTGGAGCTCCACCATCAGCAGTGGCTCTTATCCATGCCTGACATGAACCATTTAAATTTGTACCTCTTACCTGTAATTTTGGATTTGTAGAGCCATTTTCAAAACTGTTATACGCTGTAGTTTCACCAAAAAGAACATTGCCCCCTGCACTATTCAGTAAAAGATTAGAACCATCGAAAGTTAAATTAGCTTCACCATTTAAAGTATCAGCAGTACCAGACCCAGTAATAACTCTGTTATCTGCGTTGTTGTTTATTGTTGTGCCACTAGCCGAAATTCCTGTGAGTGCAGAGCCATCCCCTGCAAAAGCGGTTGCTGTGCAAGTTCCTGTTATCGTAAAGCCGCCAGTCACCGTTTCCGCCTTCTTTGAATTATTAAAATAAAGCTCAACGCTTGAGTCAGGAATTGCAACTATAGATTCTTCACCTGTTTTTGCTTTAAGATGTAAATTTCCAGTTCCATTATGTTCAATAAACGAATTATTACCGTTATGAAAAATACTTAAATCATCGCCAGTTCCAAATTTAGCTTTGGCATTGTCTAAAAACTCAAGTGCTGAATCTGACTTATCAAACTGTATATTTGCACTATCTCCTGTAAAGGTCATATCTCCACTTAAGGTCAGCCCTGTAAGAGTTCCAAGAGAAGTTATATTTGTTTGAGCCGCAGTGGATAATGTTCCAGCAAGCGTTGTAGCTGTTAAAGTTCCTGTTACTGTAAGACCGCCAGAAACAACCTCTGCTTTAGTAGAACCGCCAAGTTGTAGTTTTAAAGATCCTGTACCATTATCATTAATAATGCTATCGCTTGCGTCATGAAATATCTCTAAGCCATCTGAACTTGTACCAAAAACAGCTTTTGCATTATCGTTGAATATTAAATCATCAGCACTTTTGTCAAAAACTATATTTGCACTTGCTCCTGTAAAAGTTACATCCTCATTAAAATTACTTGCAGCATCAACATCAACACCACCAGCAAGCGTAAATAAATTTATAAATCCATCATTCGCAGCATTTCTAAGTTTTAAAATATTATTTGTTGTATCAGCGTAAAACTGTAGGGCATATGTGGTGGACGGTGCAGATGACCCAGAATTATTACTTGAAATAGCTAGTAAAGCATTATTAAGGTCACTACGGAAATTTGCTCCTGTGGCATTATCAAGTACATAGTCGTGTTGTGCCATTTTCTAACTATTTTTATTTAAGATTATCATAATTTTAAGAACCACGCCCAAATCCGACAGCGGTATATTTAAAATTTCTATCAACAAAACTTGAACCATTTTTTATATCAATAGAAAAGCCTGTTGAACTAATGCTTGACAATGAAAAGAAATCACCTGATTGTGCATTTTCTATAACTATTCCTATTGTTGGTAAAGCAGCATCAGCAGCAACACTTGTACCACTAAAACCTGTAAAAAACTTATCTTGGAAAACCACCGCTTTCGTTGATGTCCCCGAAGCGATAACAGAATTTACTGTCTCTACCCTTCTGTTTAATGTCGCAGTGTATCCAAGCTGTTTAACTAAAATTGTTTGTGCTTTGTCATTTGAAGACAAGTTAACTTTAAATTTAAATCCTCTACCCCTTAAAACACCGTTTGTAAAAGTGTTGAATGAACTAAACTCTGCTCCATAAGTACAGTTGCCACTTGTATTCAAAGATGTGGCTGAGGTTAATGTAAAAGTGTCAGTAGTTTTTGAAATTATTTCATAATTATCATCAACTCCAGTACCCGAAGTAAAATCAACAACTACAAAGCTTCCAACAGAATAACCATGAGCAGCTTTTGATATTATTATTATTGTGCCTGCACTACCAGATCCATTATTAATAGTATAAGTTGCAGATGTAGAGGTGGCTGGATCTTGTGTTGTTGTTGCTACTAATAAAGAGGCGTTTGTTTCAAAAGCTGTTAACTGGTCAATATCATTCCAAGTATCTATTAATTCTGTCCTTTGATCTATAAATGAACCAGCATAAAAAGATTCTGTTACAAAATGCCTTGTCAACTTAGTATCCATTGTTGAACCTAAATCTAAAGGGCTGGCAAACTCATAAGAGCCAGTTGATGCAACATCACCTAAAAAATCTATTTGTGATAAGGTATCTATCAATGCTGTAACTTCATCAATAGTTGTTGAAGAACCTAATATAAGTCCTCCAAGAGAGGAATCAAAAAATGTATTTGTTTTTGTTCCTCCAAATGGTGTTGCATCAGTATCTTCTCTATCTGTAAAAGCTGTTAATTTTGGTTGCTGATCTGGTGGAGATATTATGACAGAAGTTTCTCCAGAACTAAGCCTTCCCCCATCATCACGGAATTTCAAAATTACCTCTCCAGCTATTGCTGGGATCAAAGTTTCTGATATGTTTCCAGATAAAGCAGCTATAAGGTCAACAGAGTTTGTAAAAGTACCAGTTCCATCTGTTAAGTTAGAATGGCGGATCACCACGTTTCCCCCATGAACTACGTCAACATCTGTAGATTTATCAAATCTTAATTTCACAAAGTCATCATTATATGGTTCTATCGTCAAGTTTTGAACATCTGCTGGTAGTGCAGTTTTACCAACTGTATTTGCACTGACTGTTGATGGCAAAGTGCTAGGTTTTCCAAGAGCATTATAACTAAAAACTCGTATATCATATGTTCCTAATTTTGTTTCAAAAATTGTAAAATCTGGTCTTGTTACTCTTTCAGATATAAAGTTTTCGTCATTAAATCTATATTGAACCATGTATTCTGTAACACCTTGAACTGGCTGCCACTGTATAAATAGTTTAGAAACAGCACGATTGTTTAATACTACGATTTGTTCTGTTGCTGTTAAATTACTTGGTGCTGATTTTAAAGCAGTAAGTGTTGTGATTGTTTTGGTTTGAAGTGTTGAGCCATCTTCAACACTTGCATATTTAGATGAATTATGAGCAACAGCCTGTATTTCGTATTCAAGTTGGTTTACCTCTTTTACTGAAAAAACTCTAAAAGTTTGAAGTGATAGTGATGTATTTTCTATTACCCAAACAGAATTAGCTTGAGGGACAGATGAAAAAGCTGAAGAAACTGTGATCGTTGTTCCAGAAATACTAGAAATTGTTTTTGTTTCAAGAGTGCCGTCTGACAATATGACAGATAATGTTGCTGAACCTGTAGATGCAAGATCAGTATTGTTTGCATCATCAACTACTATCTGTGTTGTAGAAACACCAGTTTTAATTCTTCCTCCTCTTCTAACCCCTGCCCTCATTGGATCTTGAACAGAAATTATTGTTCCAACTCTTACTATTGTTCCTGATTCAATAGATGTTTTAAATGAGCAGATTTCAGCTTCGTTAGACTGTGTGTATAAAAACCACTTCCCAAGTCTTGCAGCTTGTCCTCTAGAAGTAGTAGCAAAGCCTTTTAAATTACGAACAACTACCCCATATTTAGCTTGTAGTGCAGTATCTTCAACAGTTTCATAATCTATGGACTGAGTTTCATTATCAAAATATCCAACATTAACAACAGTTGCTTTTGTTGACTTACTAGCGTTTGAATATGAAAAACCCTCTGCTGACACATTGCTAAGATTATAAATGTAGCTTGGATCTGTGGGTCGATCTTGAGATATATTTATGACCCCAGCACTATAAAATGGCATTACCCTCATTACAGAGCAAAGATCATTTATTAATGAATATGCATCACGCTGGGTATTAAGAACCACGTTTGTTGAAAACCTTGCTTCAGTATTTCCAGTTCCTGTCATGTCATCTACTTGCTCAGAGCAATACACAGAGGCTGAATAAAAACTAAAAACATCTAGTTGTGTTGTATCTATATGATCCCCAAAACCCTTTGATGTAGTTAATAAGTCATACAAGACCCATGCTGGATCATTTGAATATTCTTTATCAGTTTTTAAACTTCCATTAAAAGTACCTGTATATGATATTGAACCATCAGCCCTGACAGTACCATTGTGCGGTATGGAGATAAGAGTACCTCTTAGTCTATACATTCGTGTTGGAACAGATGGAAAGGTTTCCGCATCAAAGCGTAGTGCTACATGGGCAGAATTAGCATATGATCTGGACTCATTTATTATTTCTGTAAAAGATGACCATTGAAAAGTGTCATTTAAAAATGAATCAGTGCTGTCATCAGTTGTTCTGTTTACTCTTATAGTTACTGGAAAACTTGTGCCGGAAGGTAAATTAATTTTATAGTCTCTAAAATATGTACTTGCTGCCCTACCTCTAACAGTATCTGTAATAACTGTTTGTGTCGTGCCATCATTTTCTATTGTTTGGATTGATAAAGCTACCTCTGCTCCATTTATATCTCCATCATCTTCAAATTTTTGGAGTTGAGGAAAAGCTATCGTGACTCTTACTGCGTCAATATTTGTATCAGAAATGGATCTTGACACAGGCGTACTTTTTGTTACTGTTACGCCTACCGCTGTTTCTGATTCACTGGCAGAAATACCAGCGATTGCTGTTTGATCTGAAGTGCCAAATCTAGGTTCAAAAGTTATATTTTTAAAATTAAAATCTGTTTCATCTGGACTTGTACCAGCCGATTGTTGTAATACTTGAGTTCCGTTAAGGAATACATCTTTAAGTGCAGAGGTGTTGTATTCTGACGAACCTTGAGATCCAGTTGCAGAGGGGAATCCTGAGATTATACCTTCCGAGACTAGATCAATCAGCGTTTGAAATTGCTTTGATGCTAATGAGTCTGCTGGTAAATCAGGGTTTGTTTCGTTAAAAAAACTTGCGAATGGTTCAGCACCCAACAAAGAAGGATTAAAAAAAGGACTCATGTAGCTGTACCCTCCACTTGAACAGTATCAATACCAGAACTTATAACAATAGATCCAGTAAAAACTTGACCATAAATTATGGGAACTGGAACCCCAGCCCTTGTTGTATTTGTGATTGAATTAAAACCAAAGTTAGCTTGAACCTCTGGATCATTGTTTGATAAAGAATCAGAAGCATTAAAATTAGGCACTGGTGGTGTTGGTGCAATAATACTCGTGACACCATCTATAAGCATTGAAGTACCAACAGCAGTTAGTCCACTAGCAACAATGCCACCAACAGCTGTCGAGAAAAATCCAGCAGTAACACCTCCTAAAATAGCACCTGATCCAATACCTCCTAATAAACCTCCAACGACTACACCTTTAGCACCAACGGCAATAGGGATAATTTTTATATCTCCATTACCTTTCATTTCTAACAAATCCTCTGTAATTTCTAAATCTCCCATCTTTACCTTATAAAGCTGATTAGTCATATGGTTTTCTACCTCTGGAAAATTTGCAATCAAAAAAGCAAAAGCCTGTCTAGGATTATTCACAGCAACTTCAAAATGTGATTGACCTAAAAATTGTCTAAGCCTTCCATAAACTGTAAGTTTTCTAAGCTGCATATCTAAAAACTTTTTTTGTGGCTTGTATATATCTTAAATCATATATCTCTCTACAACTCAACTGTTTTATGTTGTGATGAAATATAGTCTGATTACCAATATATAAAGCAACATGATTTAGTTTTTCTTCTGCCCCTTCCATCAGTAAAACATCATTTTCTTGTATATCATCTTTATTAACTTCTATAAATCCAGACCCTGTTAATACTTTTTCAAAATAAGGATTATTTGCAAAAGCTTTCAAACTTTTAGGTCTAGGCCAAAATTTTAGTTTTATTTGTTTTTTTTCAAAAAAATAGTCTGTAATAAGTGACCAGCAATCATGTTTACCCCAGATCCAAGTCCTACCAAAAAGACCAGATTTGTAGCCACTAGGTTTAAAACTATGCCAGTCTTTGTGTTCTATGCTGTAAATATAAAAAGGCAACCCAAGATGTTCACAAGATGCTTTATCAGCATCAGATGGTAAAGCAGATCCATAAGTATGAGAATGAACTATACCGATAAGCTCTCCTTGATCCTCACACTCAGCCCATGAGTCAGGACACATAACAAAATATTCGTCAGGTGCTTCTGATAGGTTCTTGCAAGGCCAAAAAGTTTCTTTGCCCTTAATTATCGCTAACAAACCACAAGACTCTTTTGGAAGGCACTCAACAGCATATTCAGCAGCTTTTTCTTTCCAACTCATGTAAAAGTACCAACTGAAGGGAAATCTTTTCTAGTAACTTGACGTTTTGGTGCACGAATATTCTCTAAATCAAGTGCAGAAACACATTCAAATTGTACAACGTCCCTATTTTCTACAATTTTTTTATCAATAAAATAAATTTCTTGAGGAAGTTCTGTAGTGCTTGATGGAGTACCAAATGGATTTTGGTTTGATGGGAAGTTACTGGCATCAAGGAACTGAGCCATAGTTCTATGACGAATTAATTTAGCTCCCTGCAAATCATTAAAAGGTGTTGTTGCATTTGCTGTTGCCATCAGTGCTGTAATAGTTCCTAAAACATTAGAAACAGTAAGAGTTGGTCTTGGTAAAGTTCCCCTTCCTACATATTCAAAACCCTCTGCTATTACTGGAAATTTTGTGTAAGTATTTCCTTGCCAGATAATATTTGCGTTGCTATTCATACCCACACCTGAATGAAACCTAGTTACATCAGTTGAGCCATGCAATGCAGTGACTAAAGTAATCGAATAAAGTTCAATTATTGACTTATTAGAAAGAGATTGAAGCTCTGCCGTTGGTATTGCCATCAGGGTTCAAATACCTCTCTAAAGGTGCAGTTTAAAGTTGCTCTATTATTGTAAGGTATTGTCTTTGTCCAAGATTGACAAACATATTGACCAGCACCCGACAAAGTTACTGTGACATTACCGCTATTTGTACCAGATGAAGCTGCTGTGACAGTAAAAGTGTCTACTGTAGGAGTTGTGGCAATAACAAAGTCTCCATCAGTAGCTGAGCCAGAGGTGTAGTCAATAGTCACAACATCACCAATTGCAAGACCATGATTTGTGATAGTTATAGTTACAGTTGTGCTACTTGACTGTGAATAAGTTCCTGTTTGAGAGCTTCCTTCTGCTGGTGGGGTAAATGTAAAACTTGCTTGGTCATTTACACGACTACGCAAGAACCCTTCTATAACATCAGCTTCCGTTTCTGAAACATTGAAAGTAAGATCATATACTTTTGGATCTTGAGTTAAAGGCAAGCCAAACAAAGCCCTAAACTCATAACCATCACCGAAAGAAGTTGTCCTTATTCTTGGTGAGCTTGTTTTTCTCATTCCGTAGGTCGGTGAGATACTTGGAAAAGTTGCCATTTATCTAGTTAATAAACCTCCAGCACGTTTTTCTTTAATAAGTTGAGCCTGCACAGCTTGCCCTATTACCTGTCCAAGTTGGTTTGCATCAGCAGTATTACCAGAAACAGATGAACCAGAGGCATCTACATTTACAGTCACTAAATTGGTAGTAGTGCCGCCACCATTACCAATAGCACTGTTTGGAATGATATTGCCACCCTTTGCACCCATTTGCAATATTTCTGGACCACGTTCACCCACAACAAAAGCACCACCAGCAGATACTCTTCCACCTCTCTCTTTTCCTCCTCCAAACAAACCACCTAAGAATCCACCGATCTTACCTCCTATGCCAGAGACAGCCCTTTGTATAGCAAGCTCGATCAATTGACGCTTAAGGTTGTTTAATACACTTGTTGCTGCTTCTGCAAGTGATTTAGTACCCATAACAGCGTCAGTAAGGTTTGTAACAATACCTCTTTCTATATCCTCCCCTATCTTCATAAATTTGCCTTTAAGTTCTTCTGCCTCTTTTTTTGCCTTTTTTTCAGCTTCAGTTATTTGATCTACAGAGGTTTTTATATTTCTATTTGTAGCCACTATTTTATTTTTTGCATCAAGCTGTTTAATGTTTTCTTCAGTAATTTCTCTTTCTACACCACTAAACTCAATCACAGTATTTTTCAATTCTTCAGCTTTTTCTTTTGCACCTTCAAGAAAGTCTTTACCGAAATCTTTTATACCTTTAATTTTTAAATCTATCGGTGGCAACTCAAGTCCACCTAATAGTCTCTTCAAAGGTTCTGGAATAAAACTGACTATTTTTTCAAAAGCTTGTCTAAAGAAGTCAGCTATCTTTTGTGCTACTCCTCCTATTGTTTGTCTAATACCACTTGCAAACTCACCTATAGCTAAGGCAGCGTTACCAATAACACCCCCTATAACTTTACCTACAAAAATAACACGATCTGAAATTTCTGTTACTGCTTCTTTAATGCCTATCCAGCCTTGTTCAAGATTAAATAAAGTTTTTGTTGCATCTATTCCTATTGCTTTTCCTATTACAGATCCGACCTCCGCAGTAAGAGCAATAATAGCTCTAAATGGGGCAGCCACTAATTTTGCAGCCGAAGCTAAAGCTTCGACAGTAACAGCAGCCACTTTTAAAGTTTCTCTGATAATTATCCCAAACTCTGAACCATCTGTTGTTAGATTTGTAAATGCGGTTCCAAGTCTTGTTAATTGTCCTTGTATTGTATTTGACGCTGTAAATGCAGCTTCAGCCGCAGTGCCTTGTGCGTTTGCCTGATTTTCTAAGTTTTTGTTGAAGCTAACAAGCTGGTCATTTAACAAAGGTAATATTGCTGTCCTTGCTTCAACAGATCCAAAGAATTTTGCAAGCGTTTCTTCACTTGCTCCACCTTTTGCAACAAGCTCCTCTAATACACCTCCTAAACCTTTCGTGCTTAAAGCTGTCGCACTAAAATCTATCCCTAACTCTTTTGCCGCTTTAGCTGCCTCACTGGTCGGTTTTTGTATCGCAGCAATAACTTGTCGTAGTCCAGCAAAGGTTGATTCAACAGGAACACCAGTTGCAGTGACAGTAGATATTGCAGCATTAAGTTCATCTATCCCAACACCAGCACCAGCCGCTATAGGTGCTAAACGACCTATCTGTTGTGCATATTGATCTACAACAATTTTACCATCATTCTGTGTTTGAATAAATCCATCTACAAGTTTTGCAGCCTGATCGGAACTCAAACCATAAGCATTAAGAACAGAGGTTGTTGCATCAGCAACAGTAGCCAATTCAGAAAATCCACCAGTTGCACCTAACTGTGATGCCTTTAAAACATCTGAAAGTTCTGCCACCTCACCAAAGCCAGCAGATGCCACATCATAAGATGCTGATAATAAATCAAGTTGAGAAACCTGACCACTAAGCTGATTAGATAAACTTGCAAGCTTTGGATTTAAAGTATCTACATCAACTCCAAGAGTTTGGACTTTCGCACTAGCAAAATCAGCAGCAGCTAAATTTGCAAAAGTTTTTGTGAGTGCAGCAACTAAAGTTAGACCAGCAGTAAGTGGCCCTAAAGCTGTCGCTAAGGCAGCCCCAGCAGTTTTAAAACCTAAAGCCGCCCCTTTTGCACCAGCACCAGCACCAAAAAAACCCTTTTGCAATATAGGTAAGGCTTTATTTGCGTCTTTAAGTTTGCTATTTGTTCCGTTAACAGTTTGATTAAATTTTTGTGCTTGAGTATTTACATTCTTTAATGCTGTAATCGCTTGGGTAGCACCAACTCTTAGCTCTACATTGGAAACTGCCACGACTAAACAATAACTCCTTTAACTATATCTTGATTTGCGTTTGATTGCATCTGCCTCTTTCTTTTCTCTATCATATTTTAATTCATAATATCCAGCAAAAAATATCAA